GGATCTTTTAGTGGATCATTATTTGGTACTTCGAGTTGGGCAGTGAGTGCATCGAGAGCTATAAGCAGTTCTTTTTCCAACACAGCCTCTTTTGTAGTAACTGCTCAAACAGCATCATATGCGTTAAATGCTGTGAGTGCTTCCTACTCACTAAGTTCATCTCAAGCTCAAAATGCTCAAACAGCATCATATGTATTAAACGCTATAAGTAGTTCTTTTGCAACAACAGCATCACATAATCCAAACGCAGTAGTAACAGCGTCAGTTTCTACAAACACTATAACTTTTACAAAAGGAGATGGTAGCACATTCCCCATTACAGTAGACACTGGAAGTGGTGGAGGTAGTACAACTCCTGGAGGATCTGATCAACAAATACAATTTAATAGTAGTAGTGCTTTTGAAGGAAATAGCAGTTTCGTGTTTGTGTACGATTCTCAAAGCTTGCAACAAGGAAACAATGTACTAGCATCAGGTCCATGGTCACACGCAGAAGGTAATTCTACAGTGGCATTAGGAACAGGATCTCACGCAGAAGGTGATAGTACCACAGCTCAAGGAAACTACTCTCATGCAGAAGGTGTGGGAGGAACAGCTACAAACTCCTATTCACACGTGGAAGGTGGTTATACCAACACATATGGTGATTATGCTCACGCAGAAGGTTATGGATCAGCAGCGTCAGGAAGTTATTCGCATGCTGAAGGATATGGTACACAAGCTAATGGGATAGCCTCACATGCAGAAGGCTTTACCACTAAAGCTTGGGGAATCTATTCACACGCAGAAGGCGATCAGACACAAGCAACTGGAAGTGTTTCACACGCAGAAGGAAAAAACACAATAGCATCTGGAACAGGATCTCACGCTGAAGGGTATGCATCGAAAGCATCTGGTAGCTACTCTCATGCTGAAGGTGGTGGTGATATTGGACCATTAGCTGGAAATTATTCCAATGCAAAAGGTGGATACACAATAGCATCAGGATCTTATCAATTAACTTGTGGTAAATATAATACTCACGGAAACACAACCTCTTTATTCGTAGTTGGTAATGGTACTAATAATGCTAATAGAAATGACTTGGCATTGTTTAATCAAAGTAACATTCAATTTAATGCACCAGTAACAGGCTCTACTTTTACAGGTTCCTTTATAGGTGATGGCAGTGGATTAACTGGAATACCAGCAACTAATGATGTGTACTATGTAAGAATGCAGATAACTGGATTGAATCCCTCAGATAATACTAGTTACTATGGTTCTGTTATCACATTAGTATCAACTGATGCTAATTTTCATAAGTACGCAGTACCATATAATTCAACCTTAAACAGAGTTAGTATAGTATCGTACACAAATGTCACATCAGGATCGGCTGAAAGCTCTAGTTTATTCTTAAGAATAAACAACTCTACAGAAGTGTTGATAAGTGATCAGATACAATTTTCAGGTAGTAGTGGGCAAACTATGAATACGGTTTTAGCAACAGGATTATCACAATCTTTAAATGCAGGTGACATTATACAAATAAGATGGTTAACACCAACATGGTCAACAAACCCAGCATCTGCTGGTGTGTTTGTAGATTTCTTCTTACTTAAAACAAGTTAAATATGAGAATTGAATATGAATATGGCTTAAAAAAGCCTGATGGATCACCTAAAGCCGGGTGCAATAAAGTTACATATGATATCAATGATGCGATAATCATGAAAGAATATCTCCCTGATGGAGAACCAAAAGGAGATGCTTTGCAAGCTGTTTTAAAAGCAACACCTGAGGAATTATTACAAATAAAGCAGCTTTTAGGATTATAAACTAGATACTTATATAAAAACAGGTTATGGAAAACAAGCAGTTTACTCAAGACGAACTTAGTCAAATTAAGGCATTACAAGACAAGTATAGTGCATCTGGATCACAATTAGTTCAATTAAAACTATCCAGAAAAAGTGCAGAAGAGTTTTTACAATCTTTAAATAGGCAGGAATCTGAGATTGAAAATCAGATATTACAAGCTAATGAAGAAGAAAAAAAGTTAGCACAAAGTTTAAATGCAAAGTATGGAGCAGGTTCTCTTGATTTGGAATCAGGAGTATTTACTCCAAAAACAGCTTAAATTTTAGGTTTCGAGTTACGTTGTGATATTTATATGTAAACTAATAAAATAAAACAACAACTTTAACGACTTTATTGCTAAATTCGGAAATCTAAGCGAAGATACTTACGTACCTTATGCAGTTAGCTCTTATTTGCAAGCTGCAGGTAGTGTAACTGTTATTAGAGTATTGCAAGAAGGTGGATATAATGCTGACAGTATACAGATCGTAGCAAGCAGTTCTTTAGGATATAAGTTAGTTGGTGTAATGATGCCAACAACTGCAGTAGGAAGTTCAACTGGAAACGGATTTACAAAATCAGACTTTGTAGCATCTGGATTTAATGGAGGTAGTATCACTGGATCTTATGGATTTACTTTATCAGGATCAGGTGTAACAGCACAAGCTTTAACAGCATCAGTAAGCTACACAAGCGTAGATTCTCTTGCTAATGTACTAGGAACTTCTCCTAAAGGCTCTAAAAAAGCTTATATGTATAGTTGGTTTGGTGAATATGTAACATCAATTTCATCTTTGTCTGGATCAATTGTAAATTTTGTATCGCAATCAGCAAACGCATTTGTTAATCTATCAGGTTCAGCAGGAGAATTTAGTCCAGCTTCAACACCTTGGATTCAATCACAAATCATTGGTAGTGAAAAATTAAACTTATTTAAAATCCACACTCTAGCTGATGGTGACGACACCAACAAGTCTTACAAAATTGGTATCATAAACAATATTCTACCAGGAACAGATCCAGGATCTGATTATGGTTCTTTTACTTTATTAGTTCGTGATTATAACGACACAGATAACAGACCAGTTGTATTAGAAACCTATTCTAACTTAAATTTAGATCCAGACTCAACAAATTATATTGCTCGTAGAATTGGAGATAGATATCATATTGTTAGTGATGAGGGTGAGGTAACAATTGTAGGTGACTACACAAACACATCTAAATATATTAGAATAGAAGTTGACACAGCAGTATCTGCAAAGGCAATTACCACAAACGTAAAACCTTATGGATTTGAGGCAATTATACAACCAATTTCTTCAAGCTACACATTCCCAACACCAGTTTATGTGAATCAATTCACACAAATTAATAATGCTTACAACAGAAAAGCTTATTATGGATGGGATTATACTTCAACAGATAATGCTAACTACTTAAAACCATTAGCAGCAGGAACTGTAACAAATGGAAATGCGTTCAACTTAGATGAATGTTTTATTCATCCAAGTGCATCAACATTAAACACAAACACATCAATCCCAGCAGGCAGAAGTATATCAGGTTCTAGCTTTGAAGGATTAGATATATCAACATTCTTGAAATTTACAGCACCTTTACAAGGCGGTTTTGATGGCATGGATCCAGCAATTGTTAAAAATACTGGAGCTAATATCACATCAGGCAATTTATTCGGCATGAACTGTAACGGATCTACAGCACCAGGTACTGTAGCATACAACAAAGCTTTGAGTGTAATTGCTAATGCTGATGAATATGACATCAACATAATCGCAGTACCAGGTGTTACCATATTAGATCACTCAAATATCGCTAACAAAGCTATTGAGGTAGCTGAAGATAGAGGTGATGCATTTGTAATTTTAGATCCAGTAGTACAGGGACGTACAGCAGCAGAAGCAGTAGCTTCAGTAGCAGACAGCGGAATTGATACTAACTACGCAGCAGTTTACTGGCCATGGGTTAAAATTATCGATACAAACAAAAACAAACCAATCTGGGTACCACCTTCAGTAGTTGTACCAAGAGTAATGGCGTACAATGATACAGTAGCTTACGAATGGTTTGCACCAGCAGGTTTAAACAGAGGTGGTATAGCTGATGCAGTAGATGTTGAAACAAAATTAAGTCAATCAACTCGTAATGATCTTTACTTAAACAAGATTAATGCAATTGCATCTTTCCCTAACCAAGGAGTTTGCATCTGGGGTCAGAAAACATTACAAGCTAAACCTTCAGCGTTAGATAGAATTAACGTAAGACGTTTGTTAATCACTTTGAAGAAATATATTGCAAGTGCAAGTCGTTACTTAGTGTTCGAAAACAACACTACAGCAACTCGTCAAAGATTTATTAACATTGTAACTCCTTACTTAGAAACTGTAAAAGCTCGTCAAGGTTTATATGCTTTCAGAGTGGTAATGGATGAAACAAACAATACTCCTGATGTAATCGATAGAAATCAGATGTATGGTCAAATCTACTTACAACCAGCTAAGTCAGCAGAGTTTATAATTTTAGATTTCAATATCTTACCTACAGGAGCATCTTTTACTAACGCATAATAATTATTATAAAAAGGCAAAATGGCAAATTTAATAGAAAACGAACAAATGTTTTACACACCTTACGAACCAAAGGTGCAAAACAGATTTATATTACAGATTGATGGTATTCCATCTTTCTTGTGTAAAAAAGTATCTCGCCCACAAATTGAGTGTGGCGAGGTAGTTTTAAGCCACATCAACATTATACGTAAGTTAAAAGGTATCTGTAAATGGAATGATATCACTTTGACGATGTATGATGCTATTGTACCTTCTGGAGCTCAAGCAGTAATGGAGTGGGTTAGAACTTCACATGAGTCAATAACTGGAAGAGATGGATACGCAGACTTCTACAAAAAGAATTTTGATATCTTTGTATTAGGACCAGTAGGTGATAAAATTGAAAACTGGAGAGTTCACGGAGCTTACATTAAAACAGCTCAATTTGGTGATATGGACTGGGCAACTGAAACTGCTGTAGAGATTCAGTTAACCTTAGGTCTAGATTACTGTGTATTAGAATACTAATAGTAAAACGGATTAGGACCGTTGTTAGCTACGGCTAAAAGAACCACTCCAAAGTGTCGCTACCAAGGAGTGGTTTTATTTTTTATATATGTTGCATATCTTTTTTATTAGTGTATATTTATACTAAACAAGTTATTATTTAATAGTTTCAAACATGAGCAAAGTTGTAAACGATAGTTACCCAAATCCAAACCGTCAATTAACAGACGACGAAATCAAAGCAAAGTTTTTAGCAGAAGCAAACAAGTTTAACACTGCACCAACTACAAACACTAACACACCAAAGTTAGATGTTCCAACAGAAGTAATTGACTTACCCTCCAAAGGATATTTTTATCCAGAAGGACATCCATTAGCATCAAATTGAAATGAAGTACATGACTGCTAAAGAGGAGGATATACTAGCATCTCAAACTTTAATCAAACAAGGTGTAGTGATAGACAAACTAATACAGTCTTTAATTGTAACTCCATTTGATTATAACGAACTATTAACCGTAGATAAGAATGCCATCTTTATAGCAGCTAGAGTGCTAGCTTATGGAGCTGACTATGAGATAGAAATTACTTGTCCAGCTTGTGGTGAAAAATCTACTAAGCATGTGGATTTGCAATCTTTTGAAAATAAAGAAATTAATTGGAATGCTTTTACAAAGGGTAGTTCTACATTCAACTTCACACTACCAGCAGCAGGTAAAAATAAATTAACCTTAAAATTACTTACTCATGGAGATGAAAGAGCTATTGAAGAGGAACTAAAGTCTCTTAAAAAGTTTACAAAAATAACAGGTGTAGATCCAGAACTAACAACAAGACTAAAACACTTGATTGCTGCAGTAGACGATAACTCAGATAAAAACTATATCAGTAAATTTGTAGATTCCATGCTGTCAGTAAACTCTTTAGCATTACGTAAATACTTGAAAGAAGTAACACCTGATATTGACACTACATTTGAATTCACTTGTCCACATTGTGGTCATGAGCAAGATAAAATGGCATTACCTATCAACGTAGGATTTTTTTGGCCTAGCCTCTAGTCATAGGGGCATGTTGCAGGATGAGATATTTGATCTCATGTATTATGGAAAGATGGGCTTTTCGTATTGGGATTTATGGAACTTGCCTACTCACATAAGAAGATATTTCTATAGAAAATTAGCTGATACCAAGAAAAAAGAGCATGAGGCTGAAAAAGAAGCCTATGATAAAGCTAAATCAGGAAAAAAATAAAAAATGGAGCTTTTGCAGTTTACAGACTATTTATAGGAAATAGTCTTAAAAAAATGAAAACAACAGAATTAAGAAAACTAATTAGAGAAGAAATTAGAAAGGTGATCAAAGAAGAAGATTCTTTTGGAGACGACATAGCAAAACAAATACAAGTAGAACGCTTAGCACAACAGCGCAAGTTTATTGCTTGGGCCAAAGCCACAGCTGCAAAAAAGAATATTAAAAGCTTGAGTTTCCAAGGAGATGCTATGGTGACTGTTTCATTAAGTAAGCTTCAGAGGAAGAATATATTAACAAAAGAGCTTGTAGATAAGTGGAAAGCCGCTGCAGAAGGTTCAATGGAAAATGATTTATATCAAGGATTGTCAGTATTGCTTACTAGATATAAAATTTTAGCTTAATTAAACAATCAAACACAATGACAAAGTCAGAATTTAAAAAATTAATCAAAGAAGAAATTAAAAAAACTCTAAATGAAGCTAAAACATTTCCAATTGGGTTAGAAGAAATCCTTACTATGGACGATGACCTTATAATTGTAATAGGCAATTCATCAGCTGATTTAATTGGATACAAACCAGAACCTGATCAATTAAAAAAACTTGATGATATAATGCGTAAGTATGACTTTGTCCCTTATAAAAAACCAGTCGGAGGAATGTTCACTGCAGGTAAGATAAAATACAGACTTCTTGGAGGTGGTACCACTTACATGAGTCATTTGCTAGATATATATAAACAAGTTAAAGCTTTAAAATTAAGTCATAGTTACTAATAAATAATGATGCCTCGAACTAATAATTCGAGGCATTCAACTAAATATAAACAACATCAATCTTTCAACAAAGATAAGGCCAGTAGAAATACTGGCTTTTTTATTTATAAACTATTTATATCAAAGCTATCTCCATGAAGAAGTCAGAATTGCATAAAATTATTAGAGAGGAAATACAAAATCACATGATAGAGGAGGGTATTGTGAACTGGATGTTAGATAAAGCAGCTACATTTGTTAAAAACCATTTTAACCACGTAGCCGACTATCAGTATGCTAGACTGATAGCATCACCTGATTTTAGATCACTACACAAAAAATTTAATATGAGTGAAAAGGACTTTTTAGCAAAAGCCACAAGTCTAATAAAACAAAACCCTAAAAAGTTTGCAGATATATTAGCTTATGATGCATCAAAATCACGATATGCAAAATTTTTCTAATGTTAGATGGCTGGTAACAAACTAAACATAGATCCAAACGAATTTCAGAATCTAACTAAACAGATTGCTGATGCTATTGGTGCAGGGATGAAGCAAGGTGCAGAAAAAGGTAAAAAGGCTTTTGGAGGTGCTGATCTGCTGAGTGAGATGAAGTCTCAATTAGATGAGATAGGTAAAGCAGAAAAAGCTAACAACTTTGCCGCACAAGTTAAAAATAAAATGCTCAATGAGGGTATATCATCTCAACGTGCAGAAGTCCAAATACTAGCTCAACAGCAGATTGCAAAAAACAATCTAGTTAAAAAGGCGGCTGAAGAAAATATGCTTCAAATGGGTCTGCTTAAACTTCAAGCACAACAAGCGGGTAACACAGACCTTGTTAAACACTATGATAACAGAATTCAGAAATCTCAAGAGTTTGTTAAAGGTATCGAAAACGAAAACAATGCAATCAAAGGTACTTCAAAACTAATAGATAAAAAACTCAAACAGCAAGACGAAGAAAAGGAGTCTATTAAAACACAGAATGAAATTAATGATAAGTTTAAGGAGATAAATAAAACATTAAAAGAGCGTATAGGTATAACAGAGGAAGTTATAGATCAATTAAGGACACCAGAAATGGCAAAAGCTGTTTTCTTTCAACAAATGGTTTCCAAAGGTGAACAAGTCCTTGAGACATTCGAAAAACTAGATCAGTCAGGATTATCCCTTGGACAACGAGTAGATTACATGAGAAAGAGCTTTAGCATGATGTCGGTCATGGGACTATCAGATACTAAAGGTGTTTTAGATGGTATGGTGGAGAGCTATGGTACCTTAAACGCTATGACAGAGGATCAAGTGGATCATGTTGGTCACTTAGCAAAGCAGATGGGTGTGAGTGGTCAAGAAGCTTTTGGAATGGTTGATGCCTTTTCAAAAATGCCAGGTGAAACAATGGAAACTGCTGCAAACACAGCAGACTTTGTTAACAACTTAGCTAAAGCAAACGGCATTGCACCAGGAAAAACAAGCTGCTGTTGAATTACACAAAATGGGTGTTGAAATCGGGACAGCAAGTAAAATGGCTCAAGGCTTGCTAAATTTTGAAGATAGTATCAACAAGCAGATGGAAGCTTCTGTATTGCTTGGTAGAGAAATTAATTTAGATAAAGCAAGAGAGTTATCTCTAAATGGTGACTTGGAAGGTGCCACAAGAGAGGTAATGAATAACATTGGAGGAGCTGCAGAGCTTGAAAAAATGAATGTTTTGCAGAAGCAAGCATTAGCTCAAGCAACAGGCATGACAGTTGAAGACTTAGCTAAGGCTGTTGATGCACAACAAGAAAAAAATAAATATACTGGAGAAGAAGCCTCTGCGTTAAATAGATCGTTAGGCTTTATCATGGAAATGGGTGGTGGTGTAAAAAATCTAATAAAAGATTATGGCATGGCAGCTCTGTCAGTATTACAAATGGTAGCTCAGCTAAGATTAGCAAAAGCTCTACAAGGAGACACTGCTAAGAGTGGTAAAGGATTCTTTTCAAAGATGTTTGGTGGTGGTGAAAAAATGCCAGAGACCAAAACACCAGAAGTCAAAACAGAGGCTTTAGATAAAGCAGATAAAATGAAAGGCAAAGGTGGTGGTTTTATAGATTCCATGAAAGGATTAGCAGATGGTTTAAAACAAATGGCTGGAAGCAAGGTATTTCAAGGTATACTAAACACAGCACTAGCAGGACCAGCACTAGTACTATCCTTATCAGCAATACCGTTTTTACTCTTCATGGGAATGGTTCCACTTAAACAACTTGGAAACAACTTTATGAATCTAGCAATAGGTTTAGAGTTTATGGGTAGTGGCAAAGTTGCACTAGGTTCATTAAACACAATGTTATTTGCAGCAGCCGGTGTTATTGGATTAGCAGCAATACCTTTTATGCTTGCTATAGCACTTGGCGGTGCTTTAGTAGGTAGTGGATTAATGGGATTAGCTTCTGGCTTAACTGCAATGGGTAATCCAATGGTAGCACTTGGAGCAGGTATATTAGCTATGGTGTTATTATCAGCAGGAGCTTCCATGTTAATGTTTGGAGCAGGAGTTGGCATAGCAGCAGCAGGAATGTCGCTATTAGTAGCATCTTTAAAAGACGTACCATTTGAAAATTTATTAGCATTACCAGTAGCCTTTTTAGGTATTGGAGCAGGATTATATTTAATGGCAGCAGCAGGATTAGCAGCATTGCCTATATTAGGAGCATTAACAGCATTTGCATTAGTAGCACCAGCATTAACAGGTCTAGGTTCAGCTATTGGTGGAATGTTTGGAGGAGGTGGAGAAGGTGAGAAAGAAGATACATCAAAACTACTATTAGAAGAAATTAAAGGATTGAGAGCAGACTTAAATAAAGGTGGCATTATCAATATGGATGGTAAAAAAGTTGGTGATGTAATAAGACTAGCGTTGAACACAGCAGGAACAAGATAAACTATTATGGCAAACGAGTTTAAAACAATAAGTCTTGAAGAGCGTTGGAAAAACAGCATTCACAATAGACAACCACTACCACCACAACCGGTAAGTCAAGGTAGTTCTAATATCATATTGCCAGAAGAAGTTAGTCAAGGTAGTGTGGATTTAAAAATTCCAAAAAGAGATCCTATACAAGAACAGATTAGCTTAAAGCAAATACCAATAGGTCCAAAAAAAGAACCAACAACTTTAAAACTAACTGGTCAAAGTCTTATTGCTAATACAATACCAAATCCAGTAATAGTTCAAGCACCATTATTAGAATCTCGTGAAAGACCTTTTGTAAATACAGACTATAGAACAGCTATAAGTCTTAGAAATAGATTGGAGCAGTCAACAACATTAGGCTCAACAAATCATTTAGCACAATATTTTCTATCGGATCAATACGCAGATTACATTAAAGTAATACCTTTTGGAATCTTTAATCACACAAGTACAATAATCTTAGAAGATGGTGCATTTACACCTAATCAAGGTGGATTAGATCCAACAGTATTTTTGTTTGATAGTTTACTTTTTCAAGGCGTAATTGTTAAAAATGGAGAGATAGTTTCCATACCAAACATAGAAACACCATTACAAAACATATTAAATTATCAAGGTGCTATACAAGTTAATGGTAATTATGTATCTTTTACGAATGTAGAACAAAGCATACCAACTTCCCAACTACAACAAGATCTTAACGTAACAGTAACTAACCCAGCAGACGTAAACACGATCGGATTTTCTCAGGGATTAATACAAGTGCCTAATGGAGAAATAGGTAGTATATCTATAATAGATAGTCCAAGACCAACACCATCACAAGGTGGTACAAGTGTCCTTCCGTTTACTTACGAACCAAATAGAACACCAGTCAATCCAAGTGTACTACGATATGCTGCTGATAGAGCATTAGCTTATTTCACACCAAGAATAAAACACGGTAGTGTTTATGTAGAACCATTACCAAACTATTATGGTACAAATCCTAATCCGGATCAGGAGGGTTCACACACAAATACAAGATGGTTACACGATTAACAATTTTTCAATTCTAAGATACATATAATATATGTTCGCAAACTACAGATACAGTGCAATTTTGAGAAGAGTAAATCCTTCTTCAGAAGCAAATCCCAAAAACGATCCAGTATTAATTGGAGAATTGCAGGGTGTTTCTGGTCTAAAACCTGATCAGGTTACCAAAGGATACTTTGGAGATAGTAGTACTTTGAGGTTTTTACAAAAAGATTCAACAGAAGCAAACAAATATACTGGTAAAAAACTTGAGTTTACAGGTGATAGTTGGAGTGGTTATGGAGAGTTGATACCAGCAGAATCACTAAAGACTTATTCTATCAATGCTCAAGGTACTTACTCAGATCCAAGTAGCATTGAGGGTATTAGAGAATCCTTTTATGTTATTACAAACGTCGATGATGAGGAACAGAGTAGTTTAACTAAAATATACAACATACACATAGGTAATGTGTTAGGAGACTTGGAAGTAAATAGACCCTTTACTACAATTGATATTGATGGCACAAAGCTTGTGAGTGGTGTGAGAGCCACTGATAGTTTTGGATCATTAAAGTATATAAACACTTTTGATGAGGGGGTAACTAAAGTATATCTTGGTTTCTTATCGAGGTCTAGTCCAAATGCAACACCAAGTGTTGAGGACACAATAGGTGTTTTAAAAACAAAAAATGTTTCGTTGAGTGGCAACACAACACAAGAGCTACCAATTTATATCTCAGACAAAGATCCAGCTGGCAAACAGGGGAGCATTGATTTATCTGATAGTCGTGTACACAACAGGAGTTTATCAGACTACACTACAATGTCCTATGAAAAGATACTGCAAAAGAGTACTAAACAAATATCAGGAGATTTTAGAAAGTTTGTAAGAGATCCAACTAAATTAAGAGATGGTGCTGGTAGAGTTATCAAGATTGTAGATAAGCCAACCGTTGAACAAAGAGCTCCAAACAGTGGTAAAGATTTTGTAAACTTGTCCATAGAATCTATATCAATGGGCACCACAGTAAACTTCACAACTTTTTTAACAAGCTTCAATGATAGTTTTAGTCCAAGTTGGGGTGATATAAAATATGTTGGAAGGCAAGACACATTAAAGTATTTTACAGGTGTTACAAGAACAGTTGGCCTTGGCTTCAAGTTGGCTGCTTTTAAGAAAGCAGATTTAGGTACTATATACAGTAAGTTATCTACTTTAGTAAAAGGTAGCGCTATTGGTGGAGTAAATAAAGGTGGAAAGATAATTACAGCTCCAGTATCTAAACTAACTTTTGGAAGTTGGTTTTATGGAACACCTTGCGTAATAACTTCTATGAAGTTTGATATACAAGCAACAGAATATTCTTGGGATGTGGATAATCAAATGCCTCATCTGGTGGATGTTTCATTAGATTTCTTTATATTAGGAGATGTGACTGGAAAAGCTTTAGATTCAAAAAATAACGATTACTTTAGATACACTATACCAAGATAATGACATCAAGATACGATAACATACCAACAAAGGTTAATGAAAATAAAAAACAAGTAACAAAACCTGTTCTATATCCAACTATACCAAGAGCTGTTGGAGACATATATGTACAAACGTCACCTGCAGACAGACTTGACTTACTTGCTTACAAATATTACGGCAGTCCTGGTTATTATTGGATATTGGCAGAAGCAAATGGAATTGGCAAAGGATCTATGAATATACCAGTTGGAATGCAACTAAGAATACCACAAAACTTTACAGAGATCTTGAGAGAATATCAATTAATAAATACATAAGTTATGGCAAGCATTTTCAGTAAGAAGGATCTTCCAGAACCTTTGAAAAAAGAAATAATACAAAGAACAACTAAAGCTGGAATAGTATGGAGTGCTAAAAGATTTCCTTGGATACACATCACTAGTTTAAGTAGTACTTGCAATAAAAAAAATAGTAGACTCAAAACCTTGTCAAGCGTACCAAACAACACCACTTCTATATCAAGCAACATCTTGCTCAGCACCTATGAAAAGGTAGGAGCATCAATTAGACCAGTTGCAGTTGTAACGAATGTACAAGTAAAGAAGCAAGGTGAGTTAGGAACTACAAGAAAAGTAACTATAAATTTATCAGCTTTCAGTGACGAACAACTTATAGAATTACAAACATGTTACTTCGTACCTGGTTTAAGTTGTAGAGTAGAGTGGGGATGGAACGAAGATTGCTTTGGTAACAAATCCACAGGTCCAATTGGATTAAGCTTAGAGTTACCAGATGCAGAAATTATAGCTGCAATGAGAAAAAGAGCTTCCCAAGAAACCCACTATGATGGTATACAAGGATTAGTAACAAACTTTAGCTATGGTTTAACCAAAGATAATATATGGGAATGCTCATTAGAAATTATCGCAGCAGCAGAATCTTTTGGTAGATCAAGTGTAGTTGTGCAAAATAGTGACTGTGCCAACTGTGCAAGAAAATATAAATCAGAAGACACAGGAAAAGAAAAAGTAGAAACAAAGTCTTTGTTATATACATTCTTTAAAGATATGTATGATGACTTTGACAAGTGCTACTCGGTAATGAAACCAAGGATTGATAAAATTTTAGCTATACCAAATTGGACTGGTGAAGGAGAACCAGTGAATGTATCTTGTTTATCTGAGTGGGAATATGAAGGAAATCAAAGATTAGATTCTGGTGAAGAAGATAATAGTTTACTTGCTAATGTTCTTGGTGATGTTCAAGAGGGTTTTGTATCATGGCCCACATTAGAAGCTTTAATTAATCTGCGTGCTATACCATATAGTAAAAATGGTGAGTATGTGGTGGGTAGAATCGTAAGTCCCATGCATACACCAATAACATACCATCCCGCAGTATTCTCAACTGATCCTAGAGTTTGTATAATACTAGGACCACAAAGAGGTAAGACAGAGAGATATATAGCACATCAAAAAGGAGATACTACAGAAGCACCAACACCACCAGACAATGAATCGACATTGACACTACAACATATACACTTAAACATTGTTTTTGTTATGAGTGTTTTAAAGTCTTTAGAAAAAGATGTACCAGAAAACATGAGTATTCATAATTTTGTTATGACTCTTTTAAACAGAGTTAATGAGGTTTGTGGTAGCTTGTGGCAATTTGAACTTATAAATAGAACTGATGTAAATCTTAAAGGAGGTCCTTGTGTGGCTGTAATTGATGCAAAATCATCCACAGGCAGTAAACCATTAGAAGCTTTTTCCTTACCAGCATTACCAGAAGATTCTATTCTTAGAGAAATGAAGTTAGATATGAAGATGACAGATTCTATGAAATCACAAGCTTTATATTCAAATGCAAATCAACAATCTACAAAAACAGTTGGTGGTGGTGGATGTGGATCGAACGTGTTTAAACCCTTTGGACTAAACAAAGCTCAAAGTTTAAATATGAAACAAAAAGCTACTGAAGATCCTGATTGTTCATGTGATGAAAGCTCTAACGATGCACTACCAGAACTAACTGTTGACGAGTGGATTGATGATGAGTTGTATAGCCATGTTGATGATTCATCTACATCAGGTGCGAGAAATGCATTGATAAACATATTTTCAAAAGATATAAAAAAAGGTACTGATACTCACTGTAAAGGAATGATACTACCTTTTGAGTTTTCATTTACTTTAGATGGGATAGGTGGATTTGGATTTGGTCAAATGGTTTCTTGTAATAGAATACCAGAAAGTGTGCGTGAAGGCTATGAGTGGCAAGTAACAACAGTAGAACATAGTATTACTCCAAACGATTGGTCAACAACAGTAAGTACAGTGTGTAGATACAAATAAAATGGCATTAAGTAGATTTTCTTCAAGAAAAAACAACAACACATACCTTTACACAAAAGGTGGAGAGTTTAGCTTGTCTGGTCGGAATTATGTTGGAGAGTATCATTATGATGGTACTATACCAAAAACAGGACCAATAACGAGTGATACTTCACAAGTACTAACAAGGTTTTACACCATAGGTGATCATTACATTTACGATAAAACTTTTGATTTTGATATTAAGGTGCTGAAGTTTACCAACCCAATACCGTACTTGTATCGACCAAAAGATACAGTCTATTTAGCTGGATACGATTCAAGATTCTTTGTTGAGAAGATTGACGATGAAAATAGCTACGCTATGGAAATAGATCAAATACAATACCAGGGTATGGGTAAGCAAGGTGGCATAGATAATGGATTATACTTAGCAGCAACTTTAAATTGGAGGTTTACTGGAAGGCGTGAAGATATAATAAAACATAATGAACTAGAGTTACAAAAAGCTTCTACAAAATTACCAACTATCATATACGCAGTAAGAAGTACTTTAGAATTTGCAAGGATAACCTTGGTTTGATTTTACAAATTAATTTAGTATATTATTTGTATGATAATAGATAATATACATCAGTTACAATCTTTAAAGGAGCGTACTGTGTTCCTATATCCAATTAGTAGAGATAGCAGATTACACAACCACAACAATCTTATAATAGGTTTTGTTATAATAGACACGAGTACAAAAGAAGTATTCACAATAAGCAACGGTCATCCAGACGGAATCTTTAACACAAGTAATTTGGATTTTCTTGATAGTTGCATTGTATATGGTTATAATATTGAACTGCTCAAGTATTGTGGTTATAATATAGACAAATACATTAATGTAAAATTACAGTATTATTTGCAAACAAACAAAGGGTATGATTTAGAGTGTAGTCCTTTAGAACAACAATACTCAAGACAGTATCAAAGTTGTTATAAAATTAATGAGTTGATACCATTATATAAACATGAAGAGTCAGCCTATCAGATTTTCGCGGATTGTTGGATAAGGGATAAACAAGAGGGTTTAACTTTTTATCAAGAAAAAATATTTAATGTTTTTCATAATATAGAAAAGCAGGGAATTAAAATCAATGAAAGTTTGTTTGAGGAAAGGTTTGGTCAAAGTTTTAGTAGAAATAAAGATCACTGTCACACTCAATACAACTACTATACAACAACCGGAAGACCTAGCAATAGATTTGGAGGAATAAACTTTGCAGCACTAAATAAAGAAGATATTACAAGAGAGTGCTTTATCAGTGAGTTTGGTACATTACTGGAGATAGATTTTAACTCCTATCATCCAAGATTGATAGCTTCATTGATAGGATATGACTTTGGTAGTGATAATGTGTACGAGCATTTGGCTAAACATTATCACAATACCACCACACCTACACCACAACAAATCTTAGACGCAAAGGAAGGAACATTTAAACAATTGTATGGAGGTATACAAAAACAATATATACACATTCCATTCTTTGCAATGACAGACATGTTAGCACAAATGTTTTGGAAAGAGGCAAATGAGTGTGGATACATTACAAGTCCATTATCAGGTAGGAAACTGGTATTAAGCAATTACCAGGATGTAAACTGTTATACATTGTTTAACTACTTTATACAAATGTATGAAACTGAGATGAATGTGTTGATGTTGAACGATCTTTTTGACAAGTTGGATAGTGACATAGTACCGATACTATACACATATGATAGTATTTTATTTGATTTGCCTATCCACAAAATAGATTCCTTAAAGAGTTCATTACAACAAGCAATACCAAAAGAATTTCCCTACAAGCTAAAAACTGGCGCAAACTATAAGATTTTATCAGATGTGTGACTATTTATTAGAAAATCACAATGAGCAAATCTTTAAAACAACAAAAGAAAGCTGCTTTACAAAAGCAGATTGACGCAATTGAGAAAAAATAATGAGATCACAATTACTTTGCACATTCACTTTTTTGGATAGATTACCAACATGTATTGGTTTAATATACAAATCCTACGAGATTGATAACATATCAAACATGAAATGTTATTCCTATATGGAGAGTCCCAATCACGTCATATGTGTATATAACACAACATCGGTTGACAGAAGATTAAAAGATACAATCTCAATCAATAGAAAAAAAGAATCCAACACCTATTATAGCATTAATGCTTTAAATAGCTTAATAAGAGATCTAAACAATGGCGTTTTAGATAAAACCTTAGTAATAGATTGGAGTAATTACGTTGACATGATTTTGCTAGCAGATCCACAAAACGGATACAAACAAATAAAAATAAAAGAATTGGCAGTTTAAGTTTGCAGCCAGAGAAAAAAGTAGTATATTAAGTTAAGTAAAAGACTAATAAGGGAAGTAAAAAAAGTTTAGCAACATAGTTGCAAGTAATAAAAAAAGTCCCTATAGTAATAGAGTTAAGTAGTAACAATTAAAAACAAGTAAAAATGGCTATCAATTTAGACCAAATCAAACAGAAGTTGCAACAGATGCAACAAACAAGCAGTGGTGGTGGAAACAAAGCAAATGATCACATTTGGAAACCATCAGTAGGGAAATCACAAATTCGTATTGTTCCTTACGCATTCGACAAAAACAATCCATTTCAAGAATTGTACTTTCACTATGAAATTGGAAAGAGAACTATGATCTCACCAAGCTCATTCGGACGTCCAGATCCAATCATGGAGTTTGCTGAAAAGTTAAAAAAATCAGGAGACAAAGATGATTGGAAGTTAGGTAAAAAGATTGAGCCTAAGTTTAGAGTGTATGCACCAGTTATTGTTCGCGGTGCTGAGCACGAAGGTGTTAAGTTCTGGGCTTTCGGTAAACAAATCTATACTGAGTTATTAGGTATCATCTCAGATCCTGATTATGGTGATATTACAGATTTAATGAATGGTAGAGATTTAACTGTAGAGTATACAGCAGCAGAGAAAGAAGGAGCTTATCCAACTACAACAGTTCGCATTAAACCAAATCAAACTCCAGCAACAACTGATAAGGAAATCGCTGAGAAGATTGTAGGTGGTCAAAAGGATTTAAAAGATCTGTTTAGTGAGTTAAGCTACGAAGAAATGCATGATGCATTACAAAAATGGTTAGATCCAAGTAATGATACTTCTAATGGTACAAAAGCTGCAAGCAAACCTATCACAGGAGCTACAACAGCAACCAAGTCAGAAGACATTACATCAGCATTTGATTCATTATTTAATACTTAAAATTTATGGCAAAGCAGGCAAAAATTGCACCTGATGAGATATCAGGAAGGGACGAACTAGCTTCCCTATTAGCGGATAGCTTAAACAAAAAGTTCAAAGATTTTAAAGCTGCACATTTCTTGGGAGGTCAAGAAGAAACGCCAACAGATTTAACAGAGTGGATTGGAACAGGATCCACTCTCTTAGATCTTGCAATCTCAAATAGACCTAATGGAGGTCTCCCAGTTGGTCGTATTGTTGAACTCCAAGGTATGGAGGCATCAGGTAAAAGTTTAATTGTAGCACACACTTTAGCAAATACACAGAAGAAGGGTGGGTTAGCAGTTTACATTGATACTGAGAATGCTTTAAGTGAAGAATTTTTAACAGCAGTTGGAGTTGATGTGGCTAACATGTTATACGTTCCATTAGAAACTATTGAAGATGCTTTTGAAGCTGTAGAGAACATTATTGAGACAGTTCGCAAGTCATCAAAGGACAGATTAGTTACAATTGCATTAGACTCAGTGTCAGCAGCAACAACTAAGATAGAACAAGATGCTGACTATGATAAAGATGGTTGGGCAACTTCAAAAGCTATCTTAATGTCAAAAGCAATGCGTAAGATTACAAATATCATTGCTAAGCAAAGAGTGTTGTTGATCTGTACGTCACAGTTGCGTGAAAAGATGGGTGTGATGTTTGGAGACAAATATACTACTTCTGGTGGTAAAGCATTAGGGTTTCATGCAAGTTGTAGAATTAGATTGAAAGGTGTTGGTAAACTAAAAAGTGGATCTGGTAAGACTGAACAGATTATTGGAGTGCAAACTGAAGCACAAGTAATCAAAAACAGAATGGGACCTCCTTTCAAGAAAGCCACATTTGATATCTATTTCAGCTCTGGTATAGATGATTATAATAGCTGGTTGACTTTAATGAAAGATTATGGTATATTAAAACAAGCAGGAGCATATTACACTTTGGTGAATGAAGATACTGGAGAAGAGATTAGATTCATGTCTAAAGATTGGAAAGGTATGCTTTCAGCAGATCCAAGTTTAAAAGATTACTGTTACAATAAGATCTGCGATATATTCATTATGAAGTACAAAGCTCAACAAGAGATTGACCCAGATGAAGTATCGGTAGATGAAGATGACTTAGTTGACTAATGATAAATAAATATCAAAAACTAATTAACGAGCTTAGGTTACGACAAGGTGAAAATGAGACCACCAACAAAAACTCAAGGGTTTTAATTGTTGATGGTCTCAACACTTTTATTAGAAGCTATGCTGCAAGTCCAACAACTAACGGAGACGGAGTTCATGTTGGAGGTATATCAGGATTTCTGATGAGTGTAGGTGCTGCAATCAAATCAATTAATCCAACAAGAGTTATTATTGTGTTTGACGGCAAAGACGGCTCAGCAAGAAGAAGATCCCTTTATCCTGAATATAAAGCTAATCGCAAAGTAAAAATAAGATTGAATAGAAGTGAAACCGTTGATAAAGAGGACACTCAACTTATGCAACTAATGAGATTAGTAGAGTACTTAGAGATATTACCCTTTACAACAATTACCATTAGTGGTTCAGAGGCTGATGATGTTATAGCTTATATCTCAAATGACTACTTAGCTAATAAAGACTCACAAGTTTTTATAATGTCCTCGGACAAAGATTTTATGCAACTTGTTAATGATAGTGTACATGTCTGGAGTCCAACAAAAAAGGCAATGTTTTATACTGAGGATGTTCAATCTACTTATGGAATACCACCAACAAACTTTGCATTGTTTAGAGCTTTGATAGGCGACGACAGTGACAATATACCTGGTGCTTCAGGAGTAGGAGCTAAAACTCTTTATGAAAAATTTCCAAAGTTTTGTGCAGAGCCAATGAATATAGATGAATTCTTTGAGTACACAAAAGAGTTAGCAGCAGATAGTAAAGCTAAAATATACCAGAAGGTATTAGATGCAGAGCAAGATGTGCGACTATACTTTGAGATCATACAGTTGGGGGTTAGCAACATCAATATGAGCAATAAAATGAAAATCATAGAGATGATGGAACAACCAATTCCAAGATTAGCAAAGATTAAATTTCACACCATGTTGATTGAAGATAAAATGACCACTGCAATTAAAAACGTTGAAATGTGGTTAAGAGAAGTTACAACAAAATTAGATCAGCAAGCCTTGCTAGATTCAAAATAATTTAGTATTATACATACATGCAAACAAACCAAGATACTTTACAGTTCTACGGCACAACCTTTCAAAATAAGGTTATAGCTGTTTTATTAAAGGATAGACCATTCCTACAACAGGCACATGACATAATCGATCCAAAATACTTTTCATCAGATGCAGGTCAGTGGCTTGTTAAAACTATTTTAGAATACTTCAATCATTACAAATCACCACCAACATTAGAAGTGTTGAAAGTGAATTTGGATAAGATTGATGTGGATCTATTAAAGACAACTGTAGTAGAGAATATCCGAGAGGTGTTGAAGTTTGCTGAGGCAGAAGACTTACAATTCATAAAAGATAAAACATTAGACTTTTGTAAAAATCAAAAACTTAAAGGAGCAATACTCAAATCAGTACAATTACTACAATCTGGTAAGTATGATGAGATTAAAAGCAATATAGATGAGGCAATGAAAGCAGGAGCTGATAAAAATATTGGTCATGACTATATTGATGATATTGCTTTACGTTTTGTTGAGAATAAAAGAAACACTGTGGAAACACCATGGGATGTTATAAATGAAATAATGGATGGAGGACTTGGCACCGGTGAGATGGGAGTATTCGTAGCACCAGCAGGTATTGGAAAATCTATGGCGTTAGTAAACATTGCAGCCTATGCAGCCAAGAAAGGACTCAATGTCATTTACTACACATTAGAATTATCCGAGACCTACGTAGGAGCACGTTTTGACTCCCACTATACCGGCATACCATCACAAGATCTAAAGTTTCATCAA